CTTGCTCTACTGATCCAAAGACTTTACGAAAGATAGGTGGGTTCTTTGCCTGTTTTTCTTTTTGTTCTATATCAGACACAGCACTCATCCACTTTGATAAATCACCACTCATCTGTTCTATATCACGACCTGCTTGAAAGGCTCTCTTTAATCCTGAGAATGCAGTACTTGCTGTTGTTAAACAAGCTCCTATCGTAATTGGATCAAACATTAGTGCTTTGTCTTACTCTCTATCTTCTTAGTATTAGTTAATGATTGCTTATCAAGAAGTGTAAATCCTCTACGTTCTGCAAACTTCTGTGGATCTTTTTCCCACTTATCTGCACAAGCCTCTAGCCAACGCATAGTCATCTCATGTGTAGGTGCTTTACCATTCTTCATTAGTTCATTTTCTGTATTAAGATAAGCAAATACTTCAGCCTGTGCTTGAGCACCACTGATACCTAAGTCAAAGATATAGATCATGTTACCTTCATCTATAATACCACCTCTGGGTCTAGCACTTGTTAAAGCTTGTTTCATGGCTGTCATTATGTGGTATCTGTTTTCTTCTCTTTCGTACATCTCTTCTGTAATCTCATCTACTCCTAGATGTTTTAATAAAGAGTTATATTGATTGACAAAGAAGTTCATCTTACGTATTGCACCTTGTACAGAATCTTGTGCATTAATAGAGTGTGTTTGTAGTTCTAATATTTCTATCTCTAGCATCTCTCTTTTAAGATCATCTTGACACTCAAGTAACTCACGCTGTTTCATCTTTAGTTCTACAGCTTTCTTTTGCATTCTAATGTGAGCTTCTTGTAAGGCATTCTTTGTTTTATTAACTTCTGCTAATGTATGTTTAATAGAACGAACAGGAGTAATAGCAGTAACATCAAGTGTTACACCCATAAACTGTGAGTGTGACTTATGAAAGTTACTAGATGCTTCTTGTATAACAGGCATCTTTTCATCTATGTTTTTTAACATAGTTTTATATTCTGGTTTTACTTCAACCAAGGCATTTTGTATATCTTTTACGACTAAATCAGTTTTCAAATTATCCACCATTTAATGTTGTTAAATCATCCCATATTCTTGTAGCATGAGTTGCAGGTACAAAGTCTTCTTCACTACCATCAGAGGCTACTTGCTTCCAACCTTGACCATCACTTACACTTGTAAGATATGTTGTAAGATCGTTCTTACTTGTAATCTCACCTTCAGAGCTAGATATGTCTGCTCCATCATTTGCAATACCAATCATCACATGATCTCTTGGACTTGCTGTACTATCTTTGACAGGAAACATACCACCTGTTCCTTGAGATACACCAAACTTTAAAAAAGTTGGTATTGTACCTTCTGCTGTTAATCTATATTTTACTACCTTGTGTGCCATTATCTCTCCTATTAGGGTTTAGTAGGCCAATCACTGTCTGCCAAGTGAGGCCATTTAGAATGTTTTGGTAAATCTCTAAGAGCCTGTCTGTAAGTTTTCATGTTGTCTGCCATTGTTACATCTGAAAGACCAAAGTAATCTGTTTCTGCAAGTAAAACAGTTCTTTTATTTCTATTTTCTTGAGCTACTCTTGCATCTACACCTGCCTTATAAGTAGTAGTTTGAGTTTCTACAGTTACAGTCTTACCATCAGAGTCTGTATAGTCACTATAAATAGGACCTACTTTATACTTAGTGTACCACTTACCATCAGTTTTATACTCTACTCCATCATCTACTATTGTTTGATAAGGTGGTGTTAGTGATGGTCTTGCACCTTCAAACACAGGATCAAGTTGATTATGCTCCATAAACTCTGTGGTCAAAGGTTGTGGTGGTCTTTTAGATTTATTCTCTACAATCCAAGTAGTATCCGTCATTACCCTACCTGTGCTTCTTTCTCGTACCCAACCCATTATTATCTCCTATGCTGCTATTGCGTAAAACATATAACTACCAGTAGTAAATCCACTAGCTATTTGAAATCCACTATTAAGTGGATCAATGTAATCTTGATTTGTAACTTCTGCTGCTGTTGAATTCATTGTCAGATATCCATCATTTCCAGAAACTAAACCTCTTTCAGTATCCCAAATATACCAATCACTAGTAGAATCTGTTCTTTTAACAAGCACCCATCTTGAACCAGAACTAAATCCACAATCTACATCTGTGCTTGAGCCATTAGTATGACTAAATGTTCCTACTTTACTAATTCCTGCAAGGGTTGCAAATAAATAAGCAACATGATTATTAGTATTTTTATTTACACTATCATGAGTTCCAACAGTAAAAACAGTGGATGTAGGTGCAGTATCATTCCAAAAAGTATTATCATCAGCAGTAGCAGCATCAGAATTTAATTTTAAATAATCTGTTGCATCTCCATAATAAACACCCCAATCTTGTCCATATGCAGTCGTATTTTTTACCCAAATCATTTCTGGAGTTACACCTAAATTATGATTTTCTGTCTTTGCACTGCCTGTTCCCACGTAAGCAACTACATCAAAAAACTTTGGTGCTCTTCCCCACATAAAAGCATAATAGGTTGAACTATCTACTAAATTAACACCATCATTATGAGCATAATCTTGACCACTATCTCCCCCTTCTAAACTACCTGCATTATCTACAAGTAATTTTTTGTTGTTTCCAAGTATTCTACTAGTTAAACGAACATTACCACCTGCTGTGGTCGGATTTATTGCCATGTCAACAGGAAAAGTAGTTGTATAATTTGGATCACCAGAATGACGTTCATCAACTTCAAACACACTAGCTCTACTTGTAGGTGTAGCCATTGGCCCTCTGCGAATAGCCATGTAAATGTATTCTCTTCCATTTGAATAATTACTTGTAAATCCAGTACTTATTAATCCCGGACCACTTGATTCAGCTTCACCATCATCTGTATTATTAGCTTCAAGTAATTGAATATTAGAAGAGTTTCCACCTTCAACCCAACCACGTATATTATCTACTATACCCCAACCACCACCTGTTGAACTATCTGTTCTTTTAAACATTAACCATTGTGGTTCAAACCCTAAAGTTGTAGTAATTTGCGAACCAGTGCCTGTAAAATTACCACATTGTATCAAACCATCAGAAGAAGTATCATGTCCAAAAAGATAAGCTATGTAAGTTTCTCCATCTGTATTTAATGTTTGAGCACTAGCTCCAGATACATGAGATACTTTAAAAAGAGTCGCTTCTGGATAAGCGTGTTCCCATTGATGAGTATAATAAGTAGATGCACCAGTTAAGTTCCATTTTAAACCTCCAGTAGAACTATTTCCTGTTCCTGACATAGTAACACTTCTATGTAAAACGTGCCAATCACCAGTACCTGATCTTTTCTTTGCTATAATCATTCCGGGTATTTGACCTAAACTGTGTGAGATTGACCTATTTGTTGTGCCATCTCCTGTCCAAGTTACTATATCAAAAAATTTTTCTTTTTTTCTAAATGTCCATGAACACATTTCTCTATCAAGGCCACCATACCCATGACCAACAGCCTTAAATCCAGTAGAATTAAATTCTGTAACTACTTTATAGTTAGTTGTACTTTCAGCAGCATTATCAGAACTTTGAAGAGCCTTATTAATACCTCTTACTGTATCATTTACATAAATATATTCACCCAAATCCCTCATTCTCAACCAAACCATACCACTATTATTAGCTAAATCAATTCCAGTAGTTACACTAACTCCAGCATCTAAATCATTAGTGTCCGAAACAAATGTATCAGTACTAAATATATTTTCTACAAACTTAGCAGGATTACTAACACCTGCAGTAGGCCAAAGACTTTGTTTGTTAAGAGCTTGAGCTTCCTCTAGTGTCCATACTCCCGGAGCAGCAGTAGTTTCATAATTATCAGAAGGAATAACTAATGATTCATCTTTAGTAATTAATCCACCTAAGTATCTTGTCATAATTTATCCTTGTTGTGATGGTGTAGAATCGCCTGCTGCAGCTGTTTGAATAGTACCTTTATAAGTCAAATCTCCAAAGTCTGCTCCATTACCAGTTGATGCTACAGTTATTATATCTATATAACTTCTTTCAGCATCAGTAGAAGCTCCTGCACTTCTTGCAAAAACAGCTTTAGTTGATCCTGACCCAGAACAGCTACATCTATTTGTTACACTTAGATCACCAAAGTCTGTGGCATTACCTGCTGAAGCTATTGTTATATAATCCATTATGTTATAATAAGAACTACCATCACCACCTCCTCCAAATACACCTCTAGTAGTACTTCCTGAAGAAGCTGACCAAGTTCTAGCTTGACTTAAATTTCCAAAGTCAGTAGCATTTCCTGCACTAGCTATGGTAATATAATTAATAGAGTCGTTATTATAACTACTACCATTATAACCTATTGCAATAACACCCCTAGTTGTAGAAGAACAAGCTGATCCTAAATTAGAAGCTGTAGCTAAATCTCCAAAATCAGTAGCATTAGCTGCACTAGCTATTGTTACATAATCCATTGCATTTGTAGAACCAAGACCTGTTGTTACACCTCTAGTATTATTACTTAATCCAGACCCACCACCTGTTGCAACTGTTGCATCACCAAAATCTTGAGAAGCACCTGTTGATGCAAATGTAAAATATTCTATATCTGTACTTGCACCATAATTATTAGCAATACTAGACCAAATACCTCTTGTTCCATTACCAAAACCTGCCCTAACAGAAATATCCCCTCCACTCTGACCTGCTCCTGATCTTATTTCTCCAAAATCTGACGCACCCCCAGTTGATGCTAAATTAATTTTTTCAAGAGCACGACGACTTGTAACACCAGAAATAAAAACATTTTCAGGAATCCCTTGCCACCTATCACCTTTAACAGCCACACCTTGCTGTCTTAAATCCCACACTCCAGAAAAATTAGGCATTAAGATAATCCTCCATGTGAAGAAGATGTAGCTGACATTAGGTATCCTAAATCTTGACTTATATCTCCAAAATCGGTAGTGTTACCTGTTGAACCTATAGTAATATACTCAATAACATTACCAGTGCCACCACCTGTAAATACACCTCTTGTTGCATTTGACGTACCACCTTGTCCTTGATTATTTGCTACTAGATCTCCAAAATCTGTTGCATCACCTGCTGATGCGATAGTAATATATTGCATTACATTACCTACTGAACCATTAAAATAACCACCACCAAATACTGCTCTAGTGTTATTACTAAGTGCTGCTACTGCCCTGCCTGAATTACTTGAAGTACCAGTTAAGTCTCCAAAATCTGAAGCATTTCCAGTAGAAGCTATTGTTATGTAATCTATTGCCACATAGTATGTTCCATCACTAGCATAACCTCCACCAAATACACCTCTTGTTGTACTAGAAGCACCACCAATATAAGCTGCCGTATTTGTACGATCACCAAAGTCTGTACCATTACCAGTGCTTGCTATAGTAAGATATTCTATTACATTTGAATTATCTCCTACAATAATTGCTCTAGTATCACTACCTAAACCTCTTAGTATATATCTTGCACCTACTAAATCACCAAAATCAGAAGCATTACCTGTAGAACTTATAGCTACAAAATCTATTGTGTCTAATACTGAACCTGCTCTACCACCTGCAAACAAAGCTCTAGTTTTACTAGCTGCTGATCCATTAGCTTCTTTTGCAGCTGTCATATCACCAAAATCAGAAGCATTACCTGCTGAAGAAATAGTTATATAATCTATATTATTCATATAAGTCCAACTACTATTACTCATTCCTGCAAGAAGACCTCTGTCAGGTAAATAAGGACTTGAAGAAGTAGCAGAGCTATAAGGTGATTGACCAAAAGCATTTATAGCAGATGCCCTAACATTATAATCTTCACCATTAGTAAGAGAACTTATAGTAACAGGACTAGAAGAACCTGAAGCACCACCTTGTAGACTTGTTTTAACAGTTGCTGAACCACCCATACCA